TCAGAAAAGTTAAAGACTTTCAGAAAAGTTAAAGACTTTCAGAAAAGTTAAAGACTTTCAGAAAAGTTAAAGACTTTCAGAAAAGTTAAAGACTTTCAGAAAAGTTAAAGACTTTCAGCATGGATGGGAGTGTCCCAATGATTATCGTATTATGAAAACATTGTTTCGGAGGATTTGAATAAGTGTATTTTGGCGTGGTATCGAGGATTGGACTTGGAGCCAATCGTTGCCGGCGGGCTTTGTGTTAAACATTTTGGTTATAAATATGACTATAGAGTCCGCAGACCAACTGAAGCTATTGAACATGTCCCACCGCCGTTACAAAAACTCATTGCTATTGTACCCTAAGAGCCCGAGCTCAATCAATGTATATTGAACCGATATTTGCCCGGTGAAGGTATTGCTAGTCATATCGATCGTCCCGAATTTGGACCAACAATAGCCCGCTTTACATTCATGAATGGTCGTGAAATAGAGTTTCAATCAGCTAAAAGCGCTAATGCTTTTAAAATATATACAACTCCTAGGTCTTTGTATGTTATGACTGGAGAATCATGCAGTGAATGGTCTCACCAAATGCGTCGCCGTAAACGTGATAATTTGTTTGGAATCCCGCTTGAAGGAAAGGAATGTTTTTCCGTAACTTTTAGGAAAGTTGTGTAAAGTGTAAAAAAGGTTTTTTATACCCAATATAATGTGCGATACCGACAAAGTATACATCGAAAAACTTGAGACGGGGTCACCTACTAATACTGAAGTTACCACAAATACTATTGTGGTTTCTGGCCCCCCAAGCGGAGATCCTCCGTTTGACACTGCTACTACACCCGGAGTGGTCGCGTTATTTCAAGGAGATATTGATGTAACTGGAAATATTGATCCATTGTCAGTTGTCTATGCTCAACAAGGCGCAGTTCCGTTAGCGCCTCCAACCGCAACAGATACGGTTATGTGGGTGGATGTTGCAACTAAAAAAGCTGTAATTACAGATACAGTAAATGGAGATAAATTCTTGGCTCGCAATTCCCAAGATGCATATGATCACTCCGCTGCCGGGGAAGTAGTTGTTGGAGCCAACGGTGCAGCTAAAGTTCGGGACGCAGCAGCTCCCCTCGGCGCTAATCTATTTGAAGTTACAGACTTTACGGGAGCCACTCCGTACTTTGAAGTCACTGCAACAGAATCCAAAATAGGTGGAAATCTAGAAATTGCTGGAAATTTGGAAGTCATGGGTAATACAACAAGTACCAGCTCTAATAACGTCTTGATTGCCGATAGGTACATTTGCCTCAACAAGGAATACACCTCTGATACGCCAGTCACCGGAGGCGTTGTGGTAAACTACGATCCTGATCCGGTAACAGCATCCACAACCATTACCAGCTTTACTGCAACTACCACAATCACAGTGGCTAGTTCGGCGGGATTCGCGGCTGGACAAATTATTCTTGTTGAGGGTGCTAATGATGTGGACAACAATGGTATGTATGAAGTTTCTTCTACTGGAGCCGGAACTATTACTATTACTAGCGTACCCGATGCAACTGTTGATGGTATTGTCAAAACATATGTCAACACTGACGGCACTGCTGCGGGTTCAGTGACTTTAGTGGCTATTAATATCATTAGATCTAGCACTACTGGAGTATGGGAAGGTGGTGCTGGATCCACTGTTCCTATTACGTTTACACCTCTTGGGGGGGTCGATGAGTTTATTGAACTTATTGACACACCTGCCACCTATGCGGGTGTCGCCAACAGAGTATTAGCTGTCAACACTGTGCCTGATGGGGTGTTGTTTTCCTTCAATGAAGTGGGAACCAACTCAGGTGACGGATCTGGGGTTGCATTCGGTAGTGCCAGCTCCGTGGGAGCATTTACTGATGCAGTAGCTATTGCCGGATCGGCCACCGCTGGAGCAGCTAGTGCTATTGCTATTGGCGGCTCAACTTCCGCCTCCGCGGCTAGTACCACTGCCGTTGGTGCAGGGTCTTCTGCCACCGTCACTATGGCGAGTGCATTTGGAGAGTCCGCTTCCGCTACTGCTAACTCCGCGGTGGCCGTTGGCTCTGGAGCTAGTGCAGCCGGTGTTAGCTCTGTGTCCATGGGAGATGGTGCTTCTGTCTCTTCCCTTCGTGCCATTGCTATTGGTGCGGGTGCCCAATGTGATGTATCTAACTGCTTGATAACCAGCTGCGTACCTGCAACTAACAACACATCAAGTGCATCTACCACTTTGGGCACTTCAGCATGGCCTGCGGCTCAAGCTACCATCACTTCAGATGTGTTTGATCTAACAGCAGCCCCAGGACTATTGTTCACTATTACTTTGCCTACCAACACAGTGATGCTCGTTGATAATATTGATGTGGTACATGTTACCGCAGCTGATACCGTAAGCGTTGATGGAGCTTACTCTGTTGGAGGAGATGCTGGAGCGGCCTCCTTGGTACCTGCCACGACAATTGGCGGTGGTGCTGAGAATGCGCTATATGGTCGCCAATCTATTGGTGCTTTGGCTAGTTTAGTTGGAACCAACACTCTAACAGCTACTATCACTACGTCGGTAACTGTTGGAGGAGGATCTACGGACTATAATGTCAGGTTTGTGTTTGAAGGCAAACTGATCAGAACAGAGTACATTATTGTGTCCTGATCAGAACAGAGTAATGTAAATTCTCAAAATAAAATTTTTTGAATAAATATTATAATAAACATTGCAAATGTCAGAATTCGCATTGCGGATAAACTCAAGAGATTAGAGAAGCTAATTAGACCCAATGTGGATCGTGACTTTAAATGCTCAAATTATATAAATATCAGTCGGAGAGATTTACGAGCCGCGCTAATGGAAAAGCTTGGGGTTGACCGCTAACATGTTCATTTACGAGACAGTATTTATGCTTGTGGAGACCTACCGTCTTGGAAAAAATGGGTCATAGACAATCGTCCCCAAAATCGTAAATATGAATATAATTCATATGATTGTGATGATTTTGTAGAAATGATGCGGGCTTGGACAAACTTACATCACATTCCGTTTATTGTTGAAAAGCAGTCTACATCATTTGCTCTGGGAACGGTCGGAGGTTTATTAAAGGTAAATGATGCTATTGTTAGACATTATATGATTTTGTTTATTAATAATAACTTAGATATATGGTTTATAGAATCCCAAAATGCGGAGCTCAATGTTTATTCACTGGAGGAAATGATGGGAAGCGACGAAGTCGTTGTAAACAAAATATATATGTAATTAAAAAATATATTGAAGCTTCATTATTTTTACACTAAAATGGCCACCATAGTGGTGGACAAGAGAGAGCGGGATAAAGCCGATCGTTCCGAACTCATCATTAAATATTTTGAACCTTTTTTAAATATACATAATGCACGAAATGGACCTCAAATAGCCGTGACAGCTGAACAAATAGGTACCAGTGATTATTCTGTAATGTTACATAGTGGACAGGTTACTCGTGTCGCTTTGGGGATAGAGCGCAAGACATGGAAAGACCTATCGGCCAGTATTCCGGATCGGCTGGCTGCCCAAATTAAGGGAATGAAAGCCCTTCGCGAATCAACAAATTGTAAGCTTTTATTAATTATTGAGGGAAATGCGCCTCCGCCGAACAAGCGATCTCGTCATATGAAGCCTTTAGTAAATATGCAGGCCAAGCTAGACCATTTACTTTTGCGGGACAATATACCGTATATCAGGACGAAGAATCAGCAAGATACTTGCAAGAGAATTGTTGAATTAACCAATTCACTTATAAAACTGCAACAGGCGGGGCAAATCAATGGATTAGCCCCTGTAGAACTTAAGCGTGGGGGAGTTCCAGACGAGCTATGGAAATGTCGCAAAAAAACAAATAGTGATGTTATCTACGAAATGTGGCATCGCCTGCCTGGTGTGTCAGAACAAACCCGCATGGTTTTGATGGATAAATTTGGACTGGTTGATTTAACTAATGGGAGTGTTTCTGTAGATGAGATAGCTGAAGTAAAGTATTTCAGTGGTCGTAATATTGGCGAACGATCAGCTCGTAAGATTCTATCTAGTAAACGTGAGCATCATATACGTATATTGGCATGTATTCCGGGATTAAGCCAAGTGGCATCCCATAATATATTGGCAAATTTCACATTATCTCAGCTTTGTGACGCATCTGTTGAGGCGATACGCCAAGTTGACCAAACAGAAAAGAAGAAAATCGGCAAGAAAATGGCTGAAAAAATAAAAATCCTCTTGTGTCAAGCATAATGCACTGGGGAGATTGGATAATCATATCTGAATATCTAGAATTACATGAAATTGCCAATGTCTCTGCTACTTGTAAAGCTTTGCGACGTTTATTCACTAATAGTGATGGGGAATATGTTTCATGGATTCCGGCCGCATGGTTGTTATGTGCGCCAACCAAATTTCCCTTATGAATAAGTACATATGGACTTTTGAAGATTTTGCGCCACTTTGTGGAGAACCCGGGGTATTTTTACCAAAGCATTCGTATATGACATCCTCCCCTGACTAAAGTCAGGGGTTTCCTATTCGACTGAGGTTAACCATTCCTCTGAATAGAGCGGACTTTGACTCTTCACTATCAGGTTAATTTGAGATAGCTTCGAAAGGGTAGCCAATTACCCCTGTCTCAATAGCGTTAAGGAGCATGCTCAACCTAACTCTTCTACTGAGCTCTTCCTCCTGAAAGGAGGCTTCGTTTTCCGACATTAAACGCTGCATTCACGTCTGAATGTCTTTTTTGTTTGTAACTTTTACATCGTTTGTTCTTACAGATAAAAGTATCGCCATTACGATCTCCGATCACAGAACAATAGTTACATTCTTTAGAGGTATAATGAGGTTTAATTTTCTCGAAAGGTATTCCGCGCTCCTTTGCTTTATACTCTATAAACTGTTGAAGTCTATAGAAAGACCAAGAGTTCACGAAGCGATTTACTGCTCTTAAACCGTTCCCTTTTCGAGCATTTGTCCTCACACCTTTTAAGTCTTCTACTACAATTTTCAGTTTATGCTTAAGTGCATAATCAACAATTTTACGAGAGATTTTATGATCCAAATCTTTCATACGTCTTTTTTCTTTGTTATTCTGCACTTTATGTTTCTGCCGCTTTTTGTAGTAGTATTTCCTAGTATTAGGCCCTTGTTTGCCTAAATTCAGAATTTCTCCATTTCGAAGATTAGCGCAATTAGCAACTGATCTACCTACACCACAATTTAAATCTACACCAAGAATATTTGTATATTCTTGTTCAATAACTGGATTTTTAAACGTAGCAGCTATCATAAACCTATCTTCGGATATTTCAACTTGATTGATTTTTTCGAAAGATTTTCCTGGATTCCATCTAAAACTAAGATTTAGTGGTTTTAGAATAACACGTTCATTGATATAATCAATTGTAGTATAAGTTTTTGTAGTACCGTCTTTCATACGGTAATTTCGTACTGATGAGTTAGGAACAATTAGATTAACATTTGTTGCTTCTTTGATGTTTCCTCTCCCATATTTACGAAGTATTTAATTACTAATTGCACTGGGTAAACCATGTTGTTTAACAAATTTTGAAGTTAATAACTTTTTATTGGATTTGTTTTTAACGGCATAGTCTGCGATTTTTTTTGCTTTTGATAACAAATCTGTCAGGTCTAATCGATGCTTAACATGATATGATTTAACAGAAGTCATTACATTGTGATATATTATAATTTGAACATTTCTTTAAATATTTTTAAATTAAAAATGTCAAGATTTCAAAGAAGAAACAAAACGGTATATAACGTAGGATACCATATAATATGGGTTCCTAAATATAGAAAATCAATATTACAAGGAAAATTTAAAACTATTATTGA